AGAACTTCTCTGACTTTTCTGTCTATCTTAACCATGTTGAGAGTATATCTACCCTCTTTCAGATGCTCCTGCTCCCATTCTAGATCCAGCACTCTCTTTTGAGAATACAGGCTTTCCAGATGTTGCATTATCGCCTCCATTAATAACCTCCTCGTAGGTTATTCTATTTACTCTTGGATCTTGCATTTCTCCAAGATAGTCCCATTTTATATCAGATTTTCCCAATCTGTCAATGATTGCGTTTTCTATATCTAATGGGCCTTCAATGCATTCAATTATGAAATCGGTATAGTGTAAATAAGCGGATATTTTTACTTTAAATTTTTTCTTCATCTTTCACCAGTTTGTTAAGTAAATGGGGCCGTTTTAAGGCGGCCCCATAATTAGGTTTATTACGCACCAGGTGATGCAAAAATACCTCTAGGGTCTGATACTCCAAATGAGTATCTTTCTCTAGCTTTGTATCTAACATTACCAGTGTCGAAATCACCTTCCATTGCAGTTGTCAATGGAGCTCTTGTGAACATTTTCATACCGTTTGGTACGTCTGTAATGATATAAAACGCATCTGTATCAGTTAGGTAGTTGTTCACTCTATAACCTTGAGGAATCATACCCATTGATACGATTGCATTGATATCGTTATCAGCTGTTCCAGTTCTACCTTGAGATTTCATCAATCTCTCAGCTGTAAACTGAAGCTCCGAAGGAATAATCATTTTTACTCCTCTTGCTGCAACTCTAAGACCTCTCTCATCTGTCATAGCAGCGATGTCAATCATCGATTGCTCTAAAGATGTTTCGTTCAAGTCAGCCGCTGTTGATAACGTGTTCTTGAAAGAACCAGCTACCGTAGTGTGTGATGTACTGAATAAAGCAGCGCCATCACCAGATTTAAACGTGCCGAAACCATTTATTAATGGTTCAACCGCTTTAACCTGTTTCGCGTTTGACATTGATCTAGCTAAAGCTTTTGTGTATCTCGCAGCAAGTCTATCGTAAAGATTGTCTTCGATAGCCTCTTCTGTGATTGCAAATGCTAAAGCTACAGTCTCGTGAGTGTAACGAGCTGTGAAAGTTTCTTGTGCTTCGTCAAAAGATACGCCTGCACCTTCACCTTTCACTTGTGCGTTTGCGAAACCAGATAACATTACTTCTTCTTCAAAAGCTCTGTCACTGTTTTCGTTAGTATAAATCTCAGCATGCTGATTTTCATACCTTTTATATTCCAGCCCAAATAGTGCATTTAGGCCTGGTTCTAGTTCTTTAACTAGTTGTGATCGTGATATTGCCATTGTCTAATTGCTCCTATTATGATTGTAGTTCGATCAGATTGATGCAAACAACAACAGATGCAAAAGCCGCCGTAGCGTCTTCATTCTCAGGATCTTCTGCAGATCTTAACAATCTAAATTGTTTGTCGTCGTTTCCAGTAACACCGATGTTCAAAGTTGCTGATGATCTTCCAGTAGTATCGCTACCTGCTGTTGTATTAAAGTCAAAAGTTTCTAAGAACACTGCTTGTGCTGCTGCATCGTCTGTTCCACATACATACTGCTGGAGAGGATTGTCTAATACAAAGGCAGTAGTGTCTTCACTGTTTGCAGGTGTAATAGTAGCTTTGTAAAAGTTACTAAAAGTTGGCTTTAAAGTGTCTGCCGCGTTGAAAAAGATACCGTTTAAAGTACCAATTACCGGAGCAGCGGAACCTTGTCCACCGACTATATAACCTGCTGCAGATTTGACAGCTTCGCCATTGTAAATAGTTGTGCTATGACCGGCATCGATTTTGTATTTCCCCTGATTTTGCACGCTTACGCCTGCAAGTGTACCAGCTGGAATTAAACCAAAGCCTTGTGCATTTTTATTAGCCATTGTGTTTTCTCCTATTCCAATAGTTGTTTATAGTTAATTCGATAGTAGGGAATTGGTTGTTATCCCGAGAAGTAACAATTACTTCTTTGTACCACCGAAGGTTACACGAGATTGCCTATCAACATTGATTGGCATCCTGCTATCTTGCTCCTTCATAAGATCGTTTTCTACTGCTTGACTTCGCTCTTCGTGACGTTGTGTCATGTAGGCTTGTCTTTGCTTCGCAATCTCGATTGGTACCTTCGCAAGAAGAAGGCCACCGACCCCAATCACTCCCTTGTATCTGCCCTCATCGAGGACTGGATAATCAGATGCATTTTCGACTTCTTCAGCTCTAACTAATTCATAACCTTCTCTTAAACGTCCAGCTATGTTTTTAGTGTCTTGAAAGCCAATGCTTTCTGCTCTTATCCATCTATACCTGAATCCATCAGGTGCAGGGGGTGCATCTAGAGAAGATGGTGGAACCCACACTTTTGGTCTCTCAGATTTTGACCGTGTTTGGTTCGCACGAGAAGTTTTATTGTCTTTGTTTTCCATTACGCCTCCTTCGTGTTTTTAAGTTGTTTTGCGTACTCTTCAAGTGGCACTCCTAATTTTTTAGCTATTGCTACCTGTGATGAAGTGAGTCTCACAGTTTTGCGACCAGGTTTTACGCTTCTATTAGCTGAAGCGACCGTCTGAACGGGCTTGGTCGTTTGCTTATCACTAGTATTACCGAATTTATGCGGAAAGTCAACTTTTATTCTTTTATCAACTTCTGCATAATACTCATCAGAGCTTGGATCATACCCTTCTCTTTCGGTTAGATCCTTGTGTATTTCAAAAGCAGTATATGTCATTGCTCTATCTGTACCAAACCATGAGTTTTTTGCAGCCCATGCTTCAGCTTTAGGGTCCATATTAATAGGATCATCAGTTTGAGGTATATTAACACTACCGCCTTGATTAAGATTAGTTACAGGTTGTTCACTTGCAACTGGTTGATTTGATTTAGCCTCCTCCAGTTTTGCATTCTCAAACGCGAGTGTTGCAATTCTTTTGTTAGCTTTAACTTGAGCTTCAGCATCACCAGCTTGAATAGCTGCAGCAAGTTCTTGTTGTGCTGCTTCTAATCCTGTTTGAATACTGGTCTCAAATTTTTTAAGATAATCAGAATCAGTTTTTTTAAATCTTGATTCTAATTCAGTTCTAGATTTTTCTACACCTTTAGCATATTCCAGAGCAGCTTGTTCTCTTCTTTCAGCCTCTCTAAGTTTACGAGTTAATTTTCCTATTCTCGATTGTACACCTTTGCTGTATTCTTCTAGTTTATTATCTTCTGTTTGTTCTTCTAACTTGGTTTCTCTTTCATTTTCAAATGTTTTATCTGTTTCTTTTTCTATCGTTTCTTGTTCTTGTTTCGGCGCTTCAGTATCTACTACTGACTCGTCTTTTGCTTCTTCGATATCTATTGTTGCATCGGGACCCGATGTATCAATATCTACCATTTTCTTTTCTTCTTCTGGCATAGTTATCCTCCTATGTTAAAACTCATGCAAGATGTCCTCTGGACTATCAATTGTTGCTAACACTTCATCGTCGTTTAGCAGACGCATCTCCCCACCTTCTATTTTGATTCGACTACCTGCATATCTTGCAAACATAATCCAATCTTTCTCTTTGCACCACGGACCTTCCGGATACCTCTCCTTATCCTTATAACACTGAGGACCCATGGCCATAACTAAACCTACTTGTGAAGCAACTTGCTGTCTCTCTAAAGTATCTTCAGCTAGTATTACTCCTCCCTTAGTTTTTTCCTTCATCTTAAAAGGTAAAACTAAAAGTCTCCAACCAGTTGGTTTAGGTAATTTTGGTTCTTCTTTTTTTGATTTTTTTACACCAATTAAATCATTGTTTGGTGTTAATATCGACGACTGTTCCTTTTCCATTTTGCTCCTTATCTTCTAGCAGGTTAGAGAGTTCCTGTAGCACTGCCTCTAGGGCAGCTATTTGTCCTACTATATACCTATATTTTTCCATACTGTCAATACTTCCTGATGTTATGGATATAGATAATGCTTCAGATCTTGTTTTTATAAACTTAATTAGTTTTGTTATGACGTTTTCTAATTGCATCTTTTCCTTTCTTAGCAATGGATGCAACTTGGCTTTTACCCATAACTTTAGCCCGTTGTTCCATAACTGTTAGTATTTGTATTTTACGTGCAAAGGGTTTACTTACACGTTTTACTTTTGCAACAGTTGCTCTTGCATCTGCTGGTGTTGCAAATTTTATTTTTACTGTATCTCTTGGATTCTCATCCGTGTACAGTCTTCTTCCTGAACCTTTTGGTTTTTTACCCGTTCCTTTTTTTGGATCCGCCACCTATAACTCCTTTTAGTGTTTTAGCCTGACCAGCATGTAATT